CTGCAATCGTGTCGGTTGTTTCGTAACTTAAATCAACTGCACCTAGATTTACCGGAAAGGCTCCTCTAATATTACATGCTTTAATTACGTTATCATTTCGGTCCAATTGCTCAACTAACATGTCAGCTTGATAATCGACTGGATTAACCAATCCTGTACCTGACGCATGTTCATTGATTCCATTCATCCAACGTTCGAATGAATTTCTAACTACCATACTAGACTCATTAATAACTGTAACATTCCAGTTTTCAAATGTTCTATCTCCAGCAATCTTTAATTGGCGACCTCTAAAAGGTACATCAATTTGTGAAACTACTGATGAAGGTAATTGAGCAGCTTTACACATAAATGAAGTAAGTTCGACATCTCCCCCGGCATAACCTGGGAAGTTGATTGTGGCACGAAATAGATTTGGTCTACTTCCGCCTCCTGTTAGTTTCGATTTAAAATCGTCTACTCTAAATGTTGCCATGTCTTATATCTCCTCTCTTATTTATACATTCCCAACAATCTCACTGAACTCAACGCCTGTTCTTGTGGCAATAAAGTTAAGAGTGATAAAGTTGATGGAACGAGCTGGTTTAATAAAGATATCCGCAACGAAACGATTTGAATCGATAACTTGTCCGGTATTATTAGTTTCATCACAAACTACTAAGAAGTCTGTAATTCCGCGTCTACCTTGAACATCTCTCAAGAATGGTTCAACCAAGTTTCTGAAAGAAGCTCTTGTGAACTCATCGTTTAGTTCGAATAATTGGAATTTAGCTGCAGTAGCAATTGCCTTCTCAAGAGTGATAAACAATCTACGTACATTGATTCTATCGAACGCTGAAGGTTTAGCTTGTAGAGTTTTATCTCCAAACAAGACTGTGCCTTGACCAGGGAATGTTACGATAGGATTGATTCCTGCCTTATACAACTCATCTCTTTGAATTTTAGATGGGTTGAAAGCCAACTTAGTTACGCCTCGTAATTGTCCTCGATTGAATCCACCTGGTGAGAACCATGTTTCAGCAACCAAGTCTGTATTTGCACAAAGACCGGCTAAGTGACCTTGAGTTCCAATATAGAGGAACTTATCATTAAACTTATCGTAAATATAAACTGCGGTTGAGCCAAGAACTCCATAAGAATTTCTAGGTGTTATAACAGCTGATGTTGACTGTAAGAAGTCTTTTACGTTATCCAAAGGAGTAGTAGTGTTAACTGTGTCCGCAATAGGAGGTGTGATAAATCCTACACAATCCTTACGAGCAGTTGCAATACTTAATACTTTATTGGCTAATACTGTTTTTCCGTTTGTATCTTCTTCTGTGAAAAGTAAGTTTACATCTTCGGTTTCTGAATCAGCTAGCAAGTCTAATGCTTGACTAATTTCTCCGTCTTCTCTCACTCCAGCGTCAGCTCCACCTGATAGTGTATATGAACCACCTGTTGAAGCAGCCGAAGCATTTCCAACATAAACCCAATCAGAG